GCCATTAAAGAAGTTTTATAAGTTCAACAACACTTGACTTTCTCGAAGTGTATTCAAATTTTATTTTGTTCACATAAAAATGTGCATCAAATTCACGAATGTAGACGGGCTTTAACGGCTCAAAGTTAGCTATGTCTAATGTAGTTAATCGCATCTCGCACTCGATAATCTTAGCGTAATTAAAGACACCAAACAGCGAATCGTAGTAGTCATATATTAAACTATTGCCAAATCCAAAATTATGCTCTTTCCCTTCTTTAATGAAATACGAATAAGGGACAAGCCCCGTAAAAGTTATGTTTGTTGCAAACTTATTTAATGTTATGGTATCACTTATTCTGTCTAATAGAAATTGTCTAGGTACTACTGTTTCTGTTGTGACTTGATAGTCGTACTTTTTAATATTTATCATTTTTCTACCGTCTAATCTTTCGCACATTTCACTAGCTCCATAAGACAATTCGAGATATACGTTTTCTTTTTTTGCATTTTGATTATCTACTAATATAACTCCATCTGTACCGTTTGGTTTTATTACTGTATTATCATCTTTGTATTTAAACCTATTTGTTTGAGCAAAATCAATATCAAATTCTACTTTTGGTTTATTAGTAAAATCCAACTTACCACTCCAGTCGTATGCATTAGCAATATTTATTTTAATATCTGAAAACTCTCTTATGTAACAAACTTTTGTAGCCTCGTTAATCCACATTATAGCGTTGTATGTCTTTAGGTAGTTACTAATATAAACTCCTTGATTATCATCCGAAATATTATTTGCAACTGTAACATAATTTTTACCATCAAAATCAATAGGCAAGGCTTCTATTATTTTTGTTTCTAATATCTCAAATGTAGAAGTTGTCCAGTCAAACTTTATTGTTTCCCCGTTTGTGTCTATATAGAATGAAAAATAAATACTCCCAAAGTTATTCTCTATTAAATCTATTGTTTCGTCAAAATAATAAGAAGAATAAGATGAAGTAGCAATTTCAGATACAACAGTTATCGGAATATCATCGCCATATTGGTCGGCTGTATATGCTAAAGTAATTATTATAGGAACGTCTGCACCTAATGATTTAAAAGTAAATGCACCTTTTACCCTAATTCTTGCTTTGTCATTTATAAGTATTTGTGGCGAATAAAGCCCTGATGGGTTATAAAATATTTCATTTTGGCTTATATTATAAAATGAAAATGACTGCCCATATTTGTATGGCTGTAAATTTAAATCTATATCCCTCCAACTTCTTAGCTCATCATCTAATGCGGAAACTCCAAATTTTCCATTATACCTATTGCCATCATAATCTCTTATAAACTTATTTGCACCTAATATCTCACATGGCTCTGTACCGTTATAATCAATTCCATCGTCAAGTATTAACCCAGATTGCTCTATAATCTCCTTCATTACCGTTCTTTTGAATATGGAAGGGTGAAGTGTGTTTGGTTTTATGGTACTACCAACTGGCGGGACATAAATATTTATAGGATTTATATTGAAGTCTATAATTGAATAAATATAACCTTCTGTATTAGTAAAAGAATCTCTTATTGTTTCTAAATCCCAGTAGTGGTTATACTTTCTTAAATCTAATTCAGATAGTTTTTTGTTTTTTAAATTATAAAATAGGTCGCTGTTACCCCCGTACATTCTAATGTTGTAATTATTGTCAACACTTTCTAAAATGCAAAACTGCATATTCATGTCAACTCCATCTTCATAAATTCTGCATGGTAAGTTACGATAAGGTATCTTTGATGTGGAAGTAGGTATCTCGCTACTTTCAAAAATAGCTTTATTGTTGGCTGTCTTTGGTAGTTTAAACTGTATCGACCTAGCCCCAACACGTTTAGAAATGTCACCAATAGGCGCAATAGCATACTCCCCTACAATCGTTTCCGTTTGTAGAACATCTGCATCACGCCCATTGATTACTAGCCTTATCATTGACTTTGGATATTAATTTCTTTCGCTATTCTGAATCTTACCGACCTTTCAATAATTTTTTCTTTGGTATCGCTTAAAATCATTACCTCCCGATCTAAAATAATTGGTGCGAATCGGCTACTCCATTCATAGTAAGCCGGTAAACTTTCGTTATAATACCACGCTTGTATTGAGTTGCGCAGGCTTTTCAATTTCTCCAAATGGCTTAACGGAACTTTTCCCGTGTTCACAATAACCGTATCGTAAACGTTTTTTAGTTGCGAGTTTTTAATGGTTAAATCTTGCGTTTTAAACGTATCGCTGTCCCCCTCGTTTAACTCTAAAACCTTTCTTATTCCACCGAAAATATAGTTCTCATAGCCACCTAATGTATTAACCCAAACAATGTTTGTCGAATCGCAACATTTATTGGCAAATGAATAATCGGTACAAGTTGCCGTCTTAGTGATGACAATTAAATACTCGTTGCCATCCGTTCCACTAAATGAAATTGGGAAAGTTCCTGCAGGTACTGCCGAAGGCACAAAATACCAACTGCTATAATTACCGAAACCATCGTTATACGAAGTAAACCACGATGGAGTTGATGCGTATGTATTTGGCGCAGTCCATAAGCCATTAACCGATAATACTGTAAATGTTTTTACATTATCATCGAAATATTGAAATACTGCGCTATCACTATCGCACACATTATAGACTTTATAAACTATCCTCACACTCGAATGAATTTAGCTGTTATTGTTAAAGTTCCTTGCGTTACATCGCCACCGGTAACGCTGCCAACTATTAACCGTTGCATTGTAGTTTTCGCTAGGTTGCCAGTTGGTGTATCTACCTTTGTATTTTCTTCGTCAATCTCGTCTAAGTCTTTACTGAAAATATTATTTACAGCATCGGTAGCAACACCAAATGCTATAACCTCAGCGCCTAAACCCATACCCGATGCGCTCCAAATAGTTTGGTAGCATACAAAAGAACTAGGCACGAACATTTGAGGCAAAGTTATTGCACCTTCCGCACCTGTTCCCGTTTCTCCATCGAATGTAACCGAGAAAGTATAATATAATTCGTCTGTCCTTGTTGCCGTCTTAGCTGTCAATATAGTAGACCAACCGCCTAAGTATATTTGCAACTCACCTAAATCGCTGTTGTAAACAAGCTGTTTTAGTTGTGGAGAAACGATTGCATCTATTTCTGATTGTGATAGCGTTTGCACTTCGTCTTTATACGAATCTACAATATCACGAAGCGCATCTACCAATGTTGTAGCATCGTATTGTGATTCATTTGGGAATTGCTCTGAAAAACCTTCTTTTAATGCGCCTTTTGATTTTACCATAGTATTAGTTTGTTTGTCTGTATGTAATAATTTGCTCGTTTTTAATATAAGTTAGCCATGTTGTACCACATCCAAATTCAATAGGTAGTGAATTTAACGGCTTATCCACGCCAACATATTCACGGTTTAACGTATCGGTATCAATGCCACTGTTTAACGCAAAATAAATCGCATCAAATGCAGTTGGTGTGCAAATACGATATGGCATAAAAAGTGAATAGTCTACACTCATCCCGGTTGTACCCTCAGTAGGTGGGCTTAACTCATTCATTGCGCTTTGAACGTAACCACTACAATTAAATTCAATTAAACCGTCACCGTTTCCCTCCGGTTGTATTTCTGAAACCTTAGTATATGGAAACGGGTTAGGCGAACTTATTTCACTATCTTGATAACCTGCATAAATATTCCATACGGGGGGTGTAGCTAGTTTAATATCAAATACAGTTCTACCCGTTGATGTAGTATAAAGCGTTTCGGTCTGGAATAAAACGCTTGTCTTTACAAGCCCACTATAACCATACCCTAATATCTTTTTAACTACGTGATAGCCTTTATACGTTCCGGTTGTAATAAATACTAAACCGCCAACTGTAACCGGCACATCTAAATCCATAAATAAGCCACTCCACACCGATAAATAACCATCACTCGCATGGTTATACAATACGCATTCTTCCATAGGCATATCGTACACAAATCGAATAGGCTGGTGTACGGAACTCCATTTAGGTGGAACTGATACTGGTATGTATGTTTTACGAATCACGCTGCGATATTTAGAATTTCACTACTTATTTCACTTGCTATCAAATTGGCAAAGTCACTTTCTATTGAATTTTGCAAAGCCTCGTTAAATATTCCACTCACTAAATCACTGCCACCGGCTTTATAAATAGTTGTACCCTCTTGCTCAATCTTTTTAGCAATAGCCCAAGCCAAAGAATCTTTACTGCCTTTATCCGGTACAATGCCTTTGTCATCTATCCATTGACGAATAACTTTTATCGGAGGTCTGCCCCCTGGCTTTCGTCCATTCTGCAAATAGTAGATATAGTCGTTCCCTTGCACCTTTAATCGGTAGCCGTCAATAGTGTATTTAATCGATTCAGCCAATGCGCCACTTGCATTAACCGGAGAAGCAAAAGAACCGCTTGCACCCCGTCTTTGAATCATTTTAGTTTTAATGTCATTAACGAGTTGCTCAGTCAGTTTGATACCCCACTTTTTCAATATTTCGTCAACTATCAACACGCTGTTACTTTTAATGTCATATTGATATAAACAAACATTCCACTTGTCACGCCGCTAAACTGTTTGAAAAACGGCTCAGCTTCATATCTTGTATAGTCAATTTGCAAATCATCTAACTTTGAACGGAATGCCCGTTGCATTATGTCTGCTTCATTTATAATAGCATCCCTTTCAGTATCACTACTATTTGGGGAATCTTGGAATATAAAAGCCAATAATATATTCGGTGCATTATCCAAACCATAGTTTTTATTTATGGGTGCAACTTTAAATGGATAAACGTGTATTTGTGGCAAAGGTAATTTATCGATTGCTAGGTTAGCATCCGATACTCTACCATGATAAAATGTTCCGTTTTGGTTTATCTCATCCGCAATAGTCTTAAATACATTTATGAAGTCGATATACATACTCGCAAAATTGCATAATAATTATGCTTTTGATTGAGTTTAGCCCTATTTATTTAATTGCTTATATGCATTCTCCAAGTCACGTTGGTACATAGACTGTTCAAAGTCCATTAAAAGCACCTCATAAACTTCCTCTGCTTGTAATTGCAAAACCTCCGACATGGTTTTATTGTACTTTTCACCAATAGCTTTGATAGTCATTTTAGCACCAAATGCTTTAAACCTATCTACGTTGGCTAACTGTTCGGCTGCACTTGGCTTATACTCGTTTAACCGTTTGTATCGCTCGAAAAAGCTATGCAACTGAGCAAAAAAAAAGCTCCCAACGGGTGAACAATATCGGTTGGCATATCCGCATAGTCGATGCCAGTGTATAGTTTCAGTATAGGTAACACCGCATCAATCGGTTTTTCATTGCCTAGTAAAATAGCCTTTGCCATTTCGATTTTACCGTAGCTTTCCCGGCCAACATCGGTGCTGTTCAACTCAGTCATGTATGCGCTAGGTTCTTCTGTGGTGAAAGACATAGCCATAAGTATTGACCCCAAACTTTCGCTGTTTAACTTTTCAAGTTTAGCCTTTTCGATGCCTACTAATATACTAACTTGCTCAAGTTGATTGTCTGTTTTAGTGTACGCTATGTAATTTTTGTAAGGTACATCGCTCCACGAAGTTGGAATCTTTACGTCTTCACCGTTGAATTTAGCTGTTATCATATTAGTGAGTTCTTTTTTAGTACTGTTGAATGTTTCGGTCGTGCAAGATAATCAAAAGCGTAACGTATGGCATCAATTAAGTGATTAAAAGCATCTACTGGAATACCCGCCTTCTTATCGTTCCAAATATAGTTTGATAGTTCCTTTCTAATGTTAAACGAATTAGGCGTAATCACTATCTTGTAATCCTGCATCCTTGATATGCCAGCACTAACCGACCCTTGACCTTTTACGCAACCCTGTATGTTTAGCCCTTTACGTTTTAAATCATCTATCAATCTAGGCTCAGCACTATCCGCAATAATTAAATCATGCTTTTTATGGATTAGGTTTAAGTTAGTACTAAATACTGAATCCATCCCCATCGACTGAGTAGAGTAGAGCAATTCATCACAATAGATTATCTTTTTCTTTTCATCTACCGCCACCTTCACAAAAGTTGTAGGGTCAATCGTAAATCCGTAATCCTGTCCATAAACATAAGGTAGTGAAGTATCGAAATCTCCAATACTCCAGTCGGTAAAAATAGCCCCTTCACGGTCTGCCCGTTCTCCGCTACCGTAAATCTTCCACCAGTAATTATTGTTTTTCCGGCTTTCAATATCTTCAATTTGCTCACGTGTCAAAAACGGATTGTCCTTATAAGTTGTGATTAACGGAGGGTACTTTTCAATGTACGGGTCAAGCCAATGTTCTAAACCTAATGCTGGGTTATAGTCAGCAATAATCTTGTAACGTGTTCTTGGGAATAGCTGGTCGATTGTCTCTTGCGGGAATTGGTGAGCCTCATTAATCCAAAGTATATCACGTGAGCGACCGTGAATTTTATCAGGTGTATCTGCTCCGTAGTAGTTTATTGTATTGCCATTAAGCAAATAACTATGGTCGGTCTTATTATGATTTTTGTCATTATAAAGATTGCAACTGATTAGCACATCTTTAAAATCTTTCCATGCAGTAGCCTTTAATGCGGTGAATGTATCACGGCAAATGTCTATTTCCATACCGCTATACATTAAGCAGTAGTCGATTAAGAAATAGATAGTAGCGTATGTTTTACCAGAACGAGTACCACCTTGCAAAAGTGTTATCCGTTGGTTTGGCAGTTTTTCGTGTAAGTAATCAAAGTTAGGATTGGCTTTCATTCGTTTTCATAAACGGAGGTAGGTTTTGTATTTTTTCACCTCCAGTTGTAACGTCTAACTTTTCTCCAAACTTCTTTGGTGCAAGTTTAGACGCTTTCCATTTACGCGCATCTATTTCTAAACGTGTTCTGTTGTAGTTGTCTTTCCTTGTAACAGATGTTTTTTCGTTACCTTGTCCGTCATCAAAAATTGTCGTTTCCTCTGATACCCGTTCTAAACTAGAGATCTCAATAATTTGGTCGGCTAGGTATTCGGCTTGCAATTCCCTCGCGCGCGCGTATTTGTCAACTAAGGTATCATCATCATTAATCCAATTATAAAAGGCAGTAGTCGAAACATCTTTTCGTTTACAAATAGTTGATAACCCTTTATCGGTTGTTGCTATTTCCTCACAAATCGAATCGAATAACTCTATGGTAAATTTCCCTTTCAATACGTCAATTTAACAGTTTCGCACACCTTTACATCAAACGAATCTTTTTTTAGTACCGATGTGTTGTTGTAATAGGCGATATAATATTTACCGGTTGGCTTTTCAATTACCGTCTTAGATTTCGCATTTAGCATTAAATCAACTCTACCGTCTTGACCGGATATTGAACAACCTCCGTATTTATCAGTGTATATCTCAACAGATCCATTTTTTGAGTTGCAGTTGGTTTCCTTCGAGCAACCTACCATCAAAAGGAGTGCTGATAAAATTGTGATAATTGGTTTCATGTTTCGTGTTTATATTGCAAATTTAGCACTTTATTTTACAATTTCATTCTATCCTCCAAGCATTTTATTCTTTCGAGTA